GGCCTTGGTCGCACGCTGGTCGCCATAGTCGCCCTGCACGGCCTTGTCCCACGAACTCTTCACGGTCTTGTAATCGGCATCGTTGAGGAATGGGCGTAGGTCGCGCACCGGGCTCAGTTCAGCGAACTGCGGGCCAGGCATCGAAAGGAATTCTCGCAGTTTTGGTTCGTCGGTGATCGGCTCGGTTCCTTTTCGACGGTGCTCGTCGAGTTTCTGCAGTTCCACACGCTCTTTAGCGCCAATGGTCACCATGATCTGTGGCGGGATGGCGTTGTAGCCCTGGTCCAGGGCGATGTCTGCAGCCTGCTCGTAGTTGGCCTTAGCCACCAATTCATCAGCCTTGTTCAGGTCGTCGATTCGGTCCATGGCGTACTTGCGCGTTTGCGGGTCTTTGATGTTATTGGCGGCGCTGGTGGCTGCGGCAAGCTTGCTGGTGGCGGTCGATGGTGCCAGCTGGCTGACGATCTTGCCGGTGTAGTCGCGGGTTTCCTTGAACGGGATCGCATTGATCCATTCCGAGTTGCTGACCTCGCCGGTGCGCGGATCGCCGAGCTTTACCTTGTTGTCATTCTTTCCGGTTTTGTTGGTACCGTTTACCCAATCGTCCACCATGCCTGGGCCGGCATTGTACGCAGCGATAGCTAGGGTCGAATTGCCGCCGTACTTGCCCAGCATCTTGTTCAGGTAGGCGTTGCCCAGGGCCATGTTGTAATTCGGGTCGGAAATTAGTCTCTCCTCACTGAATGGGATACCAAGCTCCTCTGACATTTCTTTAGCCGTGCCTGGCCTCAATTGCATTAGACCTTTGGCCCCTCTGGGAGATACGGCTGTGGGGTCTCCGCTGCTTTCAGCCTGCACGATCAGGTTGGTGATGCCGTTGATCCCGACGGTGCCGGCGTTATATGCCGCTTCGCCGATCTGGCTGCCAAACTGCTGGCGCACGCTGTCGCCAAGCAACTTGGTCACCTGCACCTGGTCGTCCGGGGTCATGCCTTCGTAGGATTTGGCGTAGTAGCGTTGGGCAGCAATGGGGTCGCTCTGCATCAGGCGCTGGATCACGGCGGTGTTGATCCCGCTGTTGTAAGCCAGGGCTTTCTGCTGTGTCAGCTCTGGCGCTTCGCCGTTGCGCTCTCCTTGCATGGCGATAACGCGGGTGCCCTTGTTCTGGTAGAAGGCCACCTGCCCCGGGTCCTGGTAGTTGGCCACAGCGGCCTGGCTAGCGGCGCCCAGCGTGGCATCCTCGGCCTGCTTGTAAAACACTTGGCGTTCGCCGTATTCGTAGCGGTTCAGCTCACCATTGAATCGGGTTTCTTGACTCTTGGCGATCTGGCTGAAGCGCTGGCGCTGGCGGTCGTTGGTCAGGTTGTTGGCGATGTTGTCCACCTGCTGCTGGAACTGCGGCAGGGTCTGGTTGGTGATGTCGATCGCGTTTTTGCCCTTTCGGGTGTACACGCCGGTTTCAGGGTTGAACAGGGTATTTGTCTGCCACTGGCTCAGGCTGCTTTCTGCTTCCATCAGTGCGGCGGTGTCGGCGTCGTCTTGGGTCTTCTGCCAGATCTGTGTGGCTACCTGGGCGATCGGGCGCGCAAGGTCGGCGCCCAGGCTTTCTTCGGTCGCGACTTGCACCTGTGGAGCGGCCATTGCTCTTGTGCGCTGCCCGGGCCCGTCGATGGTTGGAATTTGTACGGCCATGATTCCCCCTTACACGGTGGCTTGGTTGTAGTTTAGGCGCGCATTACCGCCCAGCGCAGCATTGGTTCCTGTGCCCAGGCCGTTACCGCTGCCGCCACTGAACAGGCCGCCAGAAAAGGCGCTGCCAATGCCGCCGACCACGCCGCCTAGCAGTGAGCTCATCATTCCGGTTTTGGCGTTCTTCTTCAGCGTGCTGGCATTGGCCAGGTTGCTGGTGGCTTGAACTTCAAGGCCGTAGGCTTCCCTGGCCGCGTTGTTGCTGATGATCATCGCGTCAAGCTCGCCATACTGAGCCGTGTCCTGCTGGATCAGTGCGTTGCTGCCGTCGTCGACGATTCCGCCGTTGCCGGCCATGGCGGCGCGCTGGGTGCCGATCAGGTTCTGCGTCTGCACTCGCTGGGTGTCGGCATCGACCACGCCGCGGTAGCGCGCGTCATTGGCGGCGCGATTGAGATATGCGGCGTTTTGCGTTAGCGCGGAAGCCTGGCTGATGTCTCCAGCCGACTTCTGCTGCCCTTGCATCATGCCGCCCACAACGGCGGCGGCTAACGGAATTAAAGCAACCCAGCACATAGTCATTCACCCCTGGTCATTTGGAATTGCCGGAATAATAGCTGCTTCGGGCCGTAGGGTGTCGGGCTTCCCATGCTGAAGCCCAGCCACTCAAGCCAGCGGATCGCCGCGGTGTTGCGGGCGTCGACGTAGTTGATCAGGCTCAGGTGGCGATCGAGCATCTGCGCCACCAGCGGCTTGCACACGCGCAGGAACGCCAGCGGATGGCGCTCGATGGCGTTGGTGCTGATCAGCCAGGGGATGCCAATGCCGGCGCCGGGGATGTAACTGGCATCGCCCAGGGCCGCCAGCGGCGCGTGGCCCCAGGTGATAACCTGGGGCGCTACGCTGGATTTCAGGCCCAGGGTCAGCGCCGAGGCAATCGACTGGCCGCAACCTTCTTCGATCTCGTCGCGGTCGGCCTGGCGGGCGGTGGCGGCAATCAGCTCGATGTCGGCCAGGGTCAAGCGGCGCACCTGGATCATAGGTTGCCCCCAATCTCTGTCCGCGGAATCGCGGCGATCACGTTCATCGGCAGCGGGTCATCCTGCACGATCAGGAAGCGGCCGCTGTTCTCCCAGGTGTCGCTGATGCTGACTTCGGCCAGGCCGCTGATGGCGGCAATGCTGCCGTAGTTGTCGCTGGTCTGGCGCTGCTTCATGTCGAACAGCGCGGTTTCCTTGCTGCCGATCTTGCCGCCACGACTGTCGAGCACCAGCACGGCCACGCTGGCCACCTGCACCGGCTTATCCAGCAAAGTTTCCTGGCCGGCGATATTGATCGATAGGGTTTCAGCCAGGGTTCGATACGGCAGGCCGATGTGCACGATCCCGGACGGATCGGGAATGGTGATGCTGCCGCTGCTGACGATCTGCTGCGGTGCCACGTTGCCGTCGGCCAGCACTGAGACCACTTTGCCTTCCAGATGCGCCAGGCCGCTGAAGGTGTTGCGCGCAAAGGCCCAGGCGGTGAACGCCACGCCGCGGATCTCGGCCGGGACTACGCCCAGTGGCTGCACCTGCACAACGGTCGGGCTGGTGTAGGCAAGTATTTTGAAGCGGAACGGTTCGGCAATCGGTGTCGGCACGTACTGCAGGATGTCGCCGACATCGCCCGCGGCAAAGATCGCTGCGGACGTGGTGACGGTCAGGGTTTCCGGAGACTGCCAGGCACTGCCTCCGGTGATGGTCAGGGTGGTGCTGCCGGTGTTGGTGCCGTCGTAGACCAATCCGCAATCGACAAAGTGGCTGCGGCTGATGATGGCGGTGCCCTGGTAGCGTTCTGGGATGCGGTTTGCGAACTGCTCGACGTAACGCTTGGTCACGCCATTAATAACGCGCTCGACGCACACATAAACCGCGTCATCACGTCCTTCTGGCACGGAGCAAACCGACAGGTACTTGCCGTCGGTGTGCTGGTGCGACCAGCCATTCACGTCCTGCTCCGGGATGTAGGTGCAGTTGACCAGCGCGCCGTCGGAGCGAGCTGCCCAAATGACGTGGTAGGGGATCTTCTGGTAGTCCCAGTCGACCAGACTGAAGTCCTCGATCAAGTGCGGCGACAGGATGCTGATGGTGCTGCCGGCAAAGCCGTCGGCCTGCAAGCTGTAACCGAAGGCGGTGACCTCGCGGCCGCGCTCCTGCGCATAGACCACGCTGCTTCCGATCAGCAGGGGGCGCAGCTGGCCGATGCCGTTGTAGCTCTCTGCGCTGCCGTTGATCGTTTTGGCGGTGAATCCTGCAGTTGAGCCCTGAACGATCCATTCGGCGCCGTCGGTGAATGGCAGCAAGGATTTGAGCTGCACCAGATGCATGATGGTGTTCACTTCGTTGCTGGCCATCGTCCAGGTGATCGCGTCGTCATCCTTGTTCGGCGTGGAAAAGCCGAAGTTGGTGAAGATCCCGGTTTTGCTGAACCATAGGGTTTGCGGCTTGTTCAGTGTGCCGCCGTAGGCCAGGCGCTGCTGGTAGTAGGACACGGCGCGGGGGAAGTTACCGGCGCCAATGAATGGGTCGGTTCCGCTCGGTGGGGTGTCGGTCTTGGTCGGGGTGATGTTGTTGTCGGTGAAGGTCAGCGCGTTGGCGCGGCCGATGAAGCCGTAGATGCCGGCGCCGGCGTTGTCCTTGTACACGTTGTAATAGGCCGCGCCGACCACTGCCGGCCAGGTCACGGTGGCCTGCACGTTGGTGGCGAAGATGGTCAGGGTGTTGCTGGTGACTGGCAGCGATTCCTCGATGGCGTTGCTGCCGTCATCGAGTACGGCGGTCACCTGGTAGGTCCAGGTCTGCGTGTTGCCGGTGCCGCCCGGGGTGGTGGCGGTGGCGCTGGCTGGTGCGGCCACGCTCGGCACCAGCGACACAGGGGTGATCGTCCAATTGTCATGCGCCAGGCGCTTGAGTTTCTGCGGCTTGTGGTTTACGTGGACCATGTCCATGACATCGCCGGACTGGGTGAAGTTGATCGAGAAGATCTCGTCGCGGGTGTACGGCGTGACCAGTGTGAACGGCAGGCCGATGTCCGGGCCCGCGGTGTTCAGTACCAGGCCGCCATTGCGGTAGACGCGCATGGCCAGGTGGGTGAACTCCAGCGCATAGGTGTCGTTGTTGTTGAACTTGAAGCGGATCAGGCGCGCCACTTCGTTGTTCAAGGTCTGCGCCAGGTAGTAGGAGCCGGCGCGGTTCACCCATCCGCCGTACGGGGTGACGATACCGTTGCTCAGCTGGCGCAGGCCGTTCTGGTAGGCCGCCAGGTCGATCCGTCCGTAGAGTTGCGGGCCGATCTCGCCGCGGCTGGTGCTGGTCTGAATGAGGCTGGTGGTCATGCGTGCGCCTCCGCTTCGTAGATCGAGATCGGCGGGTTGTCCGGCTGTTGCTGGTTGAGGCTGGCGGCCATGGCCACCTGCGTGAACTGCTCAGCCATCTGGTACAGCGCCTGGGCGGTGGCCATGTCCTTCTTCAGCGGTGTGCAAATCATCGCGGCCAGCTGGTAGGACAGGGCGATAACCACGGGCGAAGGCAGGCGCTCTGCTGGCAGGCCACGGGCGATGTACAGCAATTCGGCCTCGGGCATGTCGGTCACTATGCTCAGGCTGACGTCGCCTTGCTCCAGGTCATACGGGATTTCTTGGCCCTGCATTGGGTTGCGGGTACCGGGGATCACGATGCGGATGGCACGCACGCAGTCGTTGGGGTAGGTGTAGCGATACATCCAGTTGGTTGGCGGGCTACCGATGTCGGCCAGGACCACACTCTTGGTGGAGAATCCCCAGTCGCACGACTTGTAGGACAGCAGGGCATCCAGCGCGGTCGGGTAGAACGTGCTGCACACGATGGCTTCCATGCTCTGCTCGTCGACGCTGGCCACCTTCGACGTGCTGCCAACGTGAAACAGGGCCATGTTGTAGATCTCGATCTTGCTCGCCATGGGGCGTCCTCCAGCGGCGCAATAAAAAGGGGCCTTTCGGCCCCTGTCATGGTAGTGGATTAAGCGTCTGGCAGGGATGGATCGGAGTCGTCCGCTTCATCTTCCGGTAGGGGCGGCGTTGCACCGCCTCCGCTCGGGCCTGGCATGACCGGCTGGCCGCCAGCGTTCAGGCGAATCGCTTCGGCCTTGGCCAGCTCCTTGGCGTTGCCGTCATCCTTCTTGAAAACTTGGCTGGCACGCTCTCCGTCCTTGTTCAGCACAACCCAGTTACCCGCGGGCACGTGCTTGATGGTGAAGTCCTGGGCTGCCTCGGGCTCATTGGCCGCCTGAGCCGCTTCCTTCGGATCCAGGCGATCCATCCAGTTTGGCGCAAAGGCTTCTTCGTCGAGAACTTGGAACTTGTCGCCAACAGCGCGCAAAGATCCGAAGAAGCCCATCTGTGTTGCTTGCACCATAAATCCGGTGCTGGTTTCTTTTTTGGCCATGCTCCCCACTCCTTACTGATTGGCCGGCGATTAAACCACTTTCGCCAGGCTGTCAGGGTAGGCGCGCTCAACCGTCATGCCGTCGACGATCTGCGCGCTAATGTTGCCGGTCAGCATCGGGCCGGTGGCTACGGTGTAGTTGGCGCGGATGTAGCGGCGCATTTTCGCTGGCAGTGGGATGTATAAGCGCTGGCCAACAGTCAGACTGGCCAGGGCCAGTGGTGGAGTCACCAGAACGTCGGCAAAGGTGGCATTGTCCGCCGAGTCTTGCAGGGCAAGGTTCAGGGTTGCCGCGCCTGCCGCAGTGAAGGTGGCGCCCACGGTGAACTCCATGAACAACTGGGTGCCGCCGCCGAGGTCGCGACCAATAGCCGGGTTCTTGGTTGTGCCGGCGTCGATCACGTCGGTGGACGGTGCTGTAGCGGTTACCACTTGAGCAGTGGAGACCTGCAGGAATTTGTCGATGATAGTCATGGTTTATTTCCTCAATCTTGAAAAGCAAAAGGTCAAGCCGCCCATTGCTGAGCGGCGCTGGATCAGACCACGCGGGCTTCGTTGGACAGGATCGCATCCATGCGGCGCACTGGGACGTCGTCGAACATCACGGCCTTTTTGCCCGCTACTTCGCCCATGTTGATGAACACGTTTTTGCTGTTCTTGATCTGGCGGCGCAGGTAAGAACGGACAACGCGCGGAACGTAGAAGCGCAGGGTGCCGGTGGTTTCGTTTGGCAGCAGTTCCAGCATCTGCACCATGATGTCGACCAGGTCCGGGCCGGTGGCGGCGTCCTTCTTCAGTGTGGTCACGTCGATGTTGGCCGCGCGCACAACGTAGCGCCAGTCTCGAACGGTCAGACCGGCGTCCCAGCTGTAGTGGGTGCGGTAGCCTTCGTAGCGGCCGCCTTGGGCGTCGAACAGGGTTTCTTCCTTGGTTTCGCCGGTCTGAATACCGCCAACTGAACCCGCCGGGAAGATGCCGTGAACGGTGACATCGCCCCAGGAGATCAGCCACATCGAAGTGTTGGTGGATCCGGTACCGCCGCAATCGATGATGTTGTCACCGTTCTCGGCCGACAGGCTGTTGAAGCGTGGCGCCAAGCCAGTGATGCGTTCCGGGTTGACCGCCGCATCACCATAGACCAGCTGGGTGCCCATGCTCTGCGCCATGCCTTCGAGGAAGGCTCGGCTTTCAGACATCATGAAGCCTTCTTTGTCCTGCGAGATCGCCACCAGCTTCTTGTCGATTTCGGAGTAGGTTTCGAGCATGCCGGTCTGATCACGGATCTGCACGGTGGTCGACTTCTCAGGCTGCACACCGTAGTTCAGTTTGCGCCAGGTGCCCAAAGGCAGTCCGGAACGGATGGTGGTCTTGTGGCCGGTGCCGTCGTTACCTGGCATCCATGGGATGTCCAGCAGCATTTCGTTTTGCAGGGAAAGGATCTCGATGATGATCGCGATCTTTTTGCCTGCGTCGGTACCTTCCTGGCGTTTCGCCAAGTCGGCCAGCGTCAGCGAGACGGTAGAGAGCAGTGCCATGGTTTAAATCCTCTTTGCTTGTGGGCTTTTCAGTTCTTCGGTTTAAACAGGTGGCCAAACATGATGTCTTCGCCTCGACGCTCACTTACGGCAGCGTCACCCCCTTGCACGAAGTTGTCGGGTGACATCTTAGAGCCAATTGCAACCATCATTTTAAAAAATTCTGGATGCGATCCCACGCCAGTGTAGGCGATCAGGCTGCGGAACTCAGGGGTGCCGAATTGCTGAATCACTTTCGACGCGGTGGCCAGTGATTCGCCGAACTTCTCGCCGCCGATCTCTGGCAGATTTTTGCACTCTTCAGCCAGGCGCGTGTTGAGCGTCATGATCTGTTCTTGAGCGGCCTGCATTTGCTGCTCAGGGGTGCCGGCCAGCTTCTGCTGGATGTCCAGGAACTTTTCGAATACCTGCTGCGCTTTCTCTTGCGATAGGCCCAGGTCTTTGAAAATTTCGTGAACCTCGGGCATTACTTCCGGGTCAAGCTCGATTCCGTCCGGGGCCTTGAATTCCTCGTAAACTTCCGGGGCGCCTTCGTCCTTTTTGTCCTCGTCCTTCTTCTCGTCATCCTTGACTTCATCGCCATCTTTTGGCGCTTCGTCTGTGGGAGCGAGATCGGCGGGCGGATCGCTTAGCAAGCTGGTCGGCTCGTTGCTGGCCGGGGGTTCATTTGTTGCTGGCGCTGGATTATCTGCAGGATCGGGCGCAGCTGCCGGTGGCGCATCAGTGGCGCCACCAGAAGGCGCGCCATCAGCCGCAGCCTCGTTCATTGGCCCCAGGCCAAACAGTTTCCGTAGTCCGTTGATTCCGTGCATTTATTCTTCCCCCATCGGGTTGATTTGAATTGCGTCTTCGCGTGCTTCTTCGACCATTTTCGCGTACTTCTCAGGCGAGTAGGCTTCGATCAGTTGCAGTAGCTGAAGCCCAGAGCCCCGGCGGCCGGATGTCCTGGCCAGAATCAGCGGATCAGAACTAAAGCCCTCCTGGAAAATCCCATATTGCTCCAGCAGGTACCACATCAGGCTTCGGCCGGATCGATTGCCCATCATGTACTGCATGCCACGCTTGATACGGCTGGTCGTGAGTTTATCGGCAAGCGCCTGATTCTGCCTAATTTGCTCGTCATCCATTCGACTGGGCTCCCGTCAATAGGCTCAGCGCAGTGTCGCCGCCAGTTGGCGTTTCGCTCAGTGTCTTGGCGCCTTGCGCCAGTGCCTGACCCTGCTCCATGGCCATCTGCTGCTGCTGCATCTGGGCGCGGGTTTGACGGATTGCCGCCACTTCGTCGTCGCCGCGCAGGATCGTCGGCGGCGCACCAATGGCATCGTAGTATTCGTCTTGCGCTGCGTCTGGGTTGAACTTGTCGCCGGCGTCTTCGAATCCCGCGCCAATCAGCATGCCGGTGAACTGTGCGGCTCGCTGGATCGATGAAGTGGCCACGGCCTTCTGCGCCTGGGCAAGCACGCTGATATAGCCGATGTCCAAGGACATTTCCTGCAGCTCTTCCGGTGGTGGGGGCAACAGCGGCTCACCGGGCAGCAGGCCCTGCCAGCGCGGCATGGACTGTTCCACCATGGCGTCGAATGTCAGGGTCACCACGCGGTCGAGCAATTCCTTCTCGTTGCGCTCGATCACCGGGCCGAGCATGGCGATCTTCTCTTCCTGCAGCTGCGCAACCTCGTAGGCGGTCATGGTCGCATCGCGGTTGGTGATCAGCAGAAACAGATCTTCGGAAAATGCCTCGCCGATGTCGGTTTCGCACTCATTGATCTCGGCGCGAAGGTTACCGATAGCGTTGGCGTCCGGCACATAGGTCGGCTGCATGGCGATGCCGATCAGGTTGTCCGGCACCCAGTTGATGCCGCCTGGCACGATGGATCCGCCGCCCAGCCCCTTGAGGCTGACCGGTGCGGTTCGGTTAGGGTTGGCCAGGTGCGAGATCAATCGCATCTTGTCCGACTCCAGCTTCTGCAATTCCCGCGACTTCGGCAGCGCCTGGTAGCCTGGCCCGGTGCCGTATACGTTGTTACCTGTCACCAGCCAGCGCGGCGCGGCGATCGGGAAATGCTTGAAGCCGCCGCGGCGCAGGATGCCGCAATTGTCGCCGCCGGCATTCGATTCCCAGTAGGTCGACTTGTAGGCCATAGACAGGTTGTCGACGTAGCGCATGTCGGCGTCGGGGTTGGGCTCGACAAGGTGGTGCACGGTGATGCGGGTAATGTCGCCACGCTCGGCCGCGGCCTTTGACTGCGCCGACAGGTTATCGATGCCGAATTTCTGCGCCATCTGCCGCGGGGTCATCTGCTCGCAGCGATAGAACGTGTCGACGTCGCCCTGGTCGTTGGTGTCCAGGCAGTAGGTGCCGCACGGATAATGGGTGAAGCGAATCACTTCATCCTTGTGTGGAACGCACGACATTGCCGCGGTGCCGTAGATGCCCTGGGAGTTGTAAACCTGCTCAAGCGACTCATATAGGTTCGTCTTCGACAGGGTTATGCGCAGCGCACTTTGCACGGCGTACAGCCAGCGGCGCACCGGCATGGTGTCCTTTGCGTCCTTCGGGCGAACAACTTCGAACCATGGGCGCGACTTGCTCGACATGCCGCTGGACATGCCGGCGGACAGGCGTTCGCTGGACCGGATCGGCTTCGGGTTGTTGATGCGCTGATCGCGGCGCTCGCCGGAGTTGGTGATATCGCCTTCGAACTGCGCCGAGTAGGGTGAGATATAGGCGCGCAGATCCTTGTAGACCGGGAGCCAGGATTTATTGCGCTCATTGACCAGCGCGTTGGCCTTCTTCTGCAGGCGCTCCAACTCAGAATGCTTGCCGCGGTCGCCGCCTTTTGCTTTATCGTCCATTCGGATCAGCTCCCAAGCAGGCTTTTCATGGAGGTGGTTGCTGGTGCGGCCAGCCCCTGCGATCCGGTTAGGATGTTCCCGGACAGTCCGGCGGCAGCAAGTTGGCGCTTCTTCTGTGCGTCACGCGCAGCCAGTGTATCGTCGCTGACAGCTACCGGAACTGATTCTGGAGTGACAGCTCCAGCGGCGCTGGCGGCGTCCTTGGCTGCCTTCTCAGCCGCCTCTGTTGGCGATAGCGCGCGGTCAGAGCCATAGAAAAGATCACCTGATGGGTCTGGAAGTCCGAGTTTCTTGCCAAATTGGTGGCCCAAGTCAAACTTGGCTACGGTCTTTCTGATTTTTTTGCTCATGTCTCATTCTCCAAGCAGGGCGTAAACAAAAAGATCGCTACCGTCAGGTGCGCCGCGCTTCATGGTTGACTCATAGCGATAGCCAATTGCGCGTAAGAATACCTGACTTGCCCGGTCTTCAACCTCGCTAGTGGCCTGCACCCGGTGCAATTGTTCGGCTTGCATCAGTTCATGTATTCGTTTGCGAATCACCCGGGCCAGCTCCTTGCCGCTTCCTTGCGCAAGATCTCGGTTAACCAGTGCGCAGGCGTCAGCCACGCCGCGCCAGGCTAGAGTGTAGAAGGTCACCGCGACCAGCAGGCCGTCGAGGTAGTAGCTGGTCATCCCGCGGCCCACGGATTCGATCTCGCGAAGCCAGAAGCCAAAGGGGTCGGCTTCCGCTACCGGGATCAGTGCGCCGTCGCCTGGCTGGTACGGCCGCACCTGGATCGCATCAGGCTGCATAGGGGTCGAACTCCGTTTGCACGCCGTCGCTGTTGGTGCCTGGCTTTCGGTCGTGGCGCATGATCGGCATGGCGAAGGATAGGCACAGGGCGTCTGCGTCGTCTGGGCTCATGCCAAGGCGTTTTTTGATGTCCTTCTTTTTCTCGAGGTGCACGATTTCCTTGGCGTCGGTGTTGTAGTTCGGTGCGGTCAGTTCTCGCTCCAGCTCGGGGTCGTCCTCAATGGCCAGTCCGGCGCGCAATGCCTCGCGCATCTGCCACCACATGTAAGTTCGCATGTTCAAGAATTTCGGGTCTGGAGAAGCGCTGCCAAAGTTGATATCGATCACCGTGGCGTTCGGGCGCAGCTTGCGGATCTGGTCGGCGACTGGTCCGCCGACGCCTGTTGAGTCAACAAACACAGCGTCGGGGTCGTGCTCGTCGATCAGCGTGCACACCTTCATGGCAAATTTCGTTGTGTCGCGGGTTTCGCTCCCTGGGACCTTAAGCTTTTTGATTGACCTGGCGTCCATGCCGCGCCTGAAACGAATCACGTTGTTGTCGGCGCCACCACGGGCGATGTCGATCGACATCACCAGGCCGTCGCGCATGGTGCTGTAGACCGGACGTTTGCGCGCCTCGGCTACCCAATCCTGCGGGATAAGTTGCAATTCGGATGCCCTCGGAAATTCACCGCGCACGCGGATGCGGAAGAAGTCTGAGTCTTCGCCAAAGTCTTCAGCCCATTTGGCGATCTCTTTTTTGTTGGTTCCTTCGACGGTTCTGCTGTCGATCTGCCGGCAAATCCAGCGGTGTCGGTAGCGGGTGAAACACTCGGCAAAACGGCCAGTGTTCAATGTCGGGTTGCCAAATGCGATCCATATGATTTCGGTGTTCTCATCGGTCAGCGCGCCTTCGGCCACCTCCCACACCTTGTCAGCAATGCCTGACGCCTCGTCGAAGATCAACAGGATGCGCTTGCCCTTGTTGTGCAGGCCGGCGAAGGCTTCGGTGTTGTGCTCGCTCCACGGGATGGCGTCGGCGCGCCAGCTGCGGGTGTGCTCGCCGTCATTGCTGGCGACGGCGGTGGCGGTGGTGTTGAACCAATCGCTGGTGATCGATAGGCGCCGCCACTTTCCGACCTCGGGCCAGGTCTTGGTGCGCAGCTGGTTTTCGGTGGTGGCGGTCACGACAATCTTGCAGTCTTCGCAGGTCGACATGGCCCAATCGATGATCATGCTGATGTCGGCTGATTTTCCGATACCGTGCCCTGATGCGACGGCAATGCGCAGTGGCTGAAAGCGGGTTTCCGGGTTCTGCAAATGTTTGCCGATGATCTGCAGATTTTCCCGCTGCCAGTCCCTGGGCCCTTTGACGTCGGCTAGCTCCGTTCCCTCGACGCCCCACGGATAGGCGTAGTAGGCGAATCCCTCGGGGTCGTGAGTGAACCCGGCCATGTCCTCGATCAGCTCCAGTTCCAGGTCATGGCGGTTCATTTCGACC